ATGCGGAAAAAGTAACTGTCCCTTGGATTAAAAGTACAAAGACATACCAGACCGTGGCAACCAAGTTAAGGCCGACAAAAGAGTATATTAAAAAAGTTGAAACCTTTGGGGAAACTAACCGAGTACTTCGCCCAATCAATAAATCTAAATATCTTGCCGCTGGTATTGTTGGGGGAATGAACCCATACCCAGGGGCAACTGAGATAGCGGCAGGGGCAGTCACTCCTATAAATGCTGCAGTATACGAGGCAAGCAAAAGAAGACTTATTCAAAGAGCCGCAGGACGAGTAGTATCGGCGTTATCAAGCCCAACCGCACAAGCCTTAAAGAAAGCGCTAATATAATGTTCCAACAATATCGGAAAAGATGGAGGCAGCCAAAATCTTGGGTTACGCATAAGCGTACTCATTACAAGATGCAGTTCTCCATCCCTGCGGTGTTTCCGATGATATATGCAAAGAAATTTTTCTGGGTATTATTAATTATGAGAAGATATCAACAATGATAAAAAAAGCAGATAGTTCATATGCTCCAAAACCACATAGGAAGAAGACGCGTCAAGGTGCCGGATTAGGAACCAAGTTTGGCAAGACAAGAGGATCCGTTAAGAAATACCGTGGGCAGGGTGGAAGGAAAAGTATACAACACTAATGACCAACAAAGCTAAATATATTTTTGAGAAGATAGCTATAGGGCCACCTCGCCTACAGGGAGAACGCGCTAATGCGATTTTATTAGCTCATAAATCGAATGCTGCATATCTATCTCCAACTGATTTTTCAAATTCCTCCGATTCTTCGAAGATAAAATTTTTAAAGGCTACAGACGCTTCATATAAAACTATTTTAGATAAGGGGATATTAATTATGCCAAATATTCCAAAAGAATATAAAGACCAGCCATGGGCGCAAGAATCTAGGCGCTCTCTAAGACATGAATTGACCCATTATCTTAGGCGTAATAAACCCTCTATGATTAATTATGCTCATCCTATAAATATGTTTAAAGAAGAATTTATCGCTAATAATATGGCTCTTAGAAGAGAAATGCCTGCCATAAGGCGCTGGGCAACTTCTTTTAAGAATGCTTTAGGATATCTCAAATAAAATGTCAACAACACTGTCGTTTCAAATGTCGGAGTTTATAGAAGGGTTCTTCTATTTGAATAGTCATCCTTTTTCTCTTAATGATTATCCTCATATGAGAATCATTTATAACATTGATCCTCCTGAGATTGTACTATGTACATCACGCCAGGTTGCGAAATCTACAACACTCGCAAACCTTGCCTTGGGGAAAATGGTTGTAATGCCCCAGACACGTTTCGAGTTCTCCGGGGGTTTCCGAACATTATATATCGCACCCACAGTAGAGCAGGTGAAAGTTTTCTCTCATGACAGAATTACTCCTGTTATTGAGCAAACTCCTATTATTCGAAAGCACTTCCTTAATTCCAGTATTCCATAAACGATTCATTAATGGATCATCCATGTATTTTCGTTACGCAGCTGCTTCCGCAGATAAAGCACGTGGTCTATCTGTTGATATGCTCTTCGCTGATGAGATACAAGATATACCGGACGATAACATCACTGTTATTCAACAAGCAATGGCTCGTTCCCTGTATAAGCGGACTCTGTACGCCGGAACTCCAAAAAGAACTGTGGGTACATTAGCAAAGCGTTGGGATATATCGACGAGAAACGAATGGTTTGTATTCTGTGACCATTGCCAAAAATGGAATTATTTGGATGAAGCGAATATACAACCGTGGGGTCTAGGGTGCAGATACTGTTATAAACAGATCGATGCTCGGAATGGCCAATGGGTAAGAACCAACCCTAAGTCTCAAATATCCGATAAAAATGGGCAGTATATTTTCGAGGGCTTTAGAATTTCTGTTCTCATGTTTGCCCACTCTCCTTGGGTTGATTGGCAGAAGGATGTTTACATTCCTTTTCATACAAAACCACGCGGAATTTTTCTAAATGAGTATCTGGGGCTTTCCTATGACGCGGGTGTCCAGCCCATTACGGAAGAGGATATTCGTGCGTGCTGTACAGGGGGTCCTATGCGTAAAGAGCCGGACTCTTACACAAGATCCTACCCAACATTTATTGGGATGGACTGGGGACCAATTAATTCGGAAATGTCAAAGACAGTATTATCCGTTCTTCAGAGAAAGGGTACTACTACCGAGATTATATACATGAAACGATACGAAGGGAAAGAATCAGATTATGCATTTATTCATAGAGATATTCCCCGTCAGTTTGCTCATTGGGGGGCCATTCTCATTGGTGCCGATGCTGGGTTTGGAGAAGCTGTCAATAGTGAAATCCGAAGAAGGATCGCGAATCCCACCAGACTCATTGCGCTTCTTCACCAGGGAAACCAAAAACAAATGATGGCATGGAACCAGAAGATAAATGCCTATACCCTGAGCCGTAATAGGACAATGACCTGGCTGTTTCAGAAGATAAAGAATAGACAAATTATATTTCCTCAATGGGAAGATTTTGAACCATTTGCTCGGGATATCCTTAATATAATGGTGGACTATGACGAAGAAAAAGGGAAATATAAATTTATCAATACTAATGCGGATGATTCATTTCACTCGATTCTTTATGGGGATCTTATAGGGGAATTATATTCCCGGACCTCCACTCAGGAATAACAATAGTATTGACTATATATTGATTTTTAGCTATAATATATTAAAACGGAGTATAACCATGTTCACATCCTCAGAATTAGAGAATTATGTTAATGAAGCAGCCCATGGGTATCTCAAAGAGGCGAAGCCACTCAATGAGACTATTACAAAACTTGCATCTGAGCACGGCCTGAATAGGGACCAGATAGCACGAGTAGTTGAGGGCGCCAATACAGAAGTTTACGTTCAGTTAATGAACCAGGGAACAGACAAGTATGTTCAATTTGATAACGCTTCTGCGGAGAAAGTTGCTGAAGTAATATTCGGAACGGAAAAGCAGGCTGAGATTAGTACAGATGATTATGACGAGGAACCTTCCGAAGTTATTGTAGATTCAGAATTTGAAAAACTTGCCTCAGTAGAAGTACAGCAAAAAACAGAAGTGGAGGTTCAGAAAGAAGCAATTAAGCTGGCTGCGCTTGATGATCGTCTTTCGGATTCTCTTTATGAAGTAGATGTTCGCTTTCAGAACAACTCCAATATCTTCTATGATTTAGTAAAACAAGCTTATTTAGGGGGAGCCTCCTTTGGAGATATTAAGGATGCCGTTACTATGATATATGATTCCCCAGTGATACGGAAAGTATTAGAAGAAACGCAAGAAAAACTTGCACAAGAAATTCACCCTAAACCATTAGATATGGAACGCAGAACTTCCGGAGCTGTAAATTCTGAGAACTCAATTATTAAACAAGCTAACCTACTAACCCGCGATACCCAGGAGTTTCTTACCTTAAGAGAGAAGCGAGCCGAAGTAATAGAAGAAATGAAAAAATTAGAGGGCACTGTCTCTATTATAGTTAGAGAACATATAAAGGCGGGGGCCATAAGTACCCCAACAAAACTTTTAGCTGGTGTCGCAGTGGGGGCAATAGGAGCCGCAGGTGTTCACGCACAAATGGGTAAAGTAAAAGAACGTGATGCGGCTATGGCGGCAAAGCAGTTATCCCCTAAATACATAGTGAGATGAGGAAATCATGATAAAAGTATCAGAATTTATTGAGCAACATAAGGCAGGAAAAGTTCCAGCATCTACTATGATAAAGATGGCAGCATTCAAGGCTGAGTTAGAGAAAACAGCTACCGGGCAGGAACTATTTCAGGCTATAGCACAAAGCGGTTTTATACGAGGGCTTGGAAGTAATTTAAAAGATATGGCAATATACGGGGGCTCCATGGGAGTAGGAGCTTTGATTTTTGAAGCAGTCCGCGGTGCCGAACGTGCCTGGGAGAACTATAGATTAGACGCATCCAAACAACCTAAGTTTAATGAGATAGTAGCCATGCACCCCGATTTGAAAGATAAAGAAGAACTGGCGGCGCGCTACTTTGATGCACTATGGCACTTCTCGCCGGTATTAGCGCAAGAACCTATGTCTGCAGGGGCTTATATTAAACAAGCATTACAAATGCACCATGTTGCACAGGGGCCTCTTCCAGAGTTTGTATCAAAAGTAACTGAGATTCAAAGGAATGTTAAACAAGGTCTTCCCCAGACAGAATATGCAACTCCGCTTGGGGCTATGTTCCTTTCATTAAGACCAAGTGCCGGAGCAGCACACCAGGGTAATAAGGGAGTTCGTCCGGCCGGCAACCCCAACCAATTAGACTTCAGGTTTAAAAGATGATAAAATTTACCACATTCTCTCCTAAAGATAATCATGGGCAACCTCTCATAAGAATATTGAATGAGGAAGTTCTTGAAAAGACCGCTGAGTATAAGAAAGACGTAGAAGATTTTATAGGCCATTTGGAGAAGAAGGCTGACTGTACCTATGTTCTTGTGAATGCCATGACCTCTGGTGATTTCTATGGTCCTAATTTAAATGGAGACTACTTCCCAGATGACCAGCTTGTCAGATTCCATAAAACATTTGAGAAACATGCTTATGCATATCGCCATCATAGGAATAAAAATCCTTTGGAAAGCGCAGGCAAAGTTGTGTACGCGTCGCATAATCCTGAGATGCATAGAGTTGAATTAGTGGTCGAGCTGGACAATGACAAGGCGGCAGACATTATAGAGAGAATGAAAACAGGGGAGTATCCTGCTGTATCCATGGGTACCAGGACTCCATCTGACAAATGTTCTATATGTAACAATAGAGCAAAGAACACGGGGGAATATTGTGATCATCTTAGATATGAGATGAGAAGAATTCTTCCGGATGGAAGAAGGGTAATGGCTATCAACGACGATCGTCTTACATTCTTTGATATTTCGTTTGTAAGAATACCTGCAGACAGAACGGCGGGGGTAATAGCTAAAGTTGCATCTGTTCAAGAAAAGGCGGCAATTCCTTCTGCTATGATAGGCGAAGAATGGTTAAAAAGAAGTGGGTTAAAAGAATCGGCGCTAACCAAAGAAGTTCCGGGGTCAGTAGAGGGGTTCTCCTCAGATCCGCATAATTTAATTGCTGATTCGCAGAAACGAATACCCACTCAAGTATTAGACAAAATTGCCTCGGAGTACTCTCTTAAGGATATTTTATCAACATTCCTTGGGTTGAGAATAATGCCCCATAAAGAAGAGTTCCATAGGATTGTTATAGTGAATATGAACAGAACCCCTATGGCAGAGCAAAATCTTGAAAAGGGAATTATCCTTATGGATATGGATGAACAGCCCCAGATTCCTATTGATGTAACTCTTGATGGATTTAATCATGATATAGCTTCTAAGTTAATAGACTATATTCCAGACGTATCCTTAACTAAACCTCTTATAATAAAACGTGTTCTTATAAAACGTGCAGATTTAGAATCCATAAAGCAAGGTTTAGTGGCCAATATGATAAAGTCACAATCGGATATTACAGTTCCTCCTCCTAAAGGACCGAGAGCTTCCTTGTATGCTCCTATAAAAAATCCTCTCCTTCCCTTAGCAGGCTTGGGTGGCTTATATCTTGGGTTTGCTAAATTAATGAATGCTACAAAAAGAGATCCATCGCAACTGGCCAGATTTGATCGATTGCTTATGGAGAATAAATGGCTTATACCATTGTTCATTGGGGCAGCATCCTTAGGAGCATCCTCTATACAGAAAACAATGTTTAGTGAAAAGCAGGCCGCTGCAAAGTCATCTATAGCGGCTAAGTTTTTAGTAGGTGTACCGGCTACATATGTATATGCAGGGTCTGTGGAGAATAAATTACAAAAAGGACAGCCTATATCCAAATTGGAAGATGTTGTACGAAAACACCCATTTGCTACAAGTATGGCAGGTATTGGTGCCGGAAGTTGGGTATGGTCGAAGGTTAAACAAGATTTCAAAAAATTGGGCTCTCTAGATCGAGTGGTCTATGGACTGGGCCCGGAAAAGTTCGAAGAACTATATAATGATGTCATAGGCGTAACAAACCCTTGACATTACAGTATATTTTGTGTACAATGTAAATACCCAACTTAATTAAGGAGAATACTTTAACATGGGAAATACACTTTCAGAAATAATTGAACAGTTAGAGAAAGTTGCAACAACACCGGTGGAAACACCCGCAGAACCGACCGTAGTTCCTGTTGAGAACCAAGTCAACGAAAACGACGAACTTCGTAAGTTAGCGGAAGAGTATGATGCAGCAGGGCGAATCATGGCAACTGCCTTTGTTGATGAACTACAAAAACTCGCTGTTGGCGTAACTGGAGTAACACCGAATACCGCGGCAGAAGGGGATAACCCCGCAGTCCAGGTTTCGAACGCAGATGTAAATCTTGGTGAAGTGGCAAAGGTTGTTGGCGTTATTAGAGAACAGACCTTAGGCGCAGAAGCAAAGATGTCACCTGCAGGACAAGTTCAGTCCGATCCAAAAGTTACAGTACCCGGGGCACCGGTGGAAAATCCGCCAGTAGCCGCAGATGTAAAAACAGCATCAACGGAAGTTGTGGAGCGTCTCTGGAATCACTACTTCGGCAAAACTAACTAAGGGAGGATACCTAAATGGCACGCCTACTCGAAGTTTATAAAGATATGCTGAAGGAAGCCGAGTTTTCAAAGATGGCTGAAGAAGTTCAGCTTATGTTTGAGAAATATGCCGAAACAGCCGAATCACTTCTTAAGGAAGAATACGGTACAGACTTTAACGCGGAAGATATTGAAAGTCTTGCACGTGGGTTAATGGAAAGAGACAGCAATATAATTGAAGAGACAGAAAAAGTTGCTGAATATGAAGAAATAGGGCGTCAGCTTGCCAGAGATTTTGCGGAGGAAGTAAAGACAGCTGCAGTAGCTGGAGAATTTTTATCCAAGGCTAAAAACTTGGGGCGCGATATGGTAGCGGGCGTTGCAAAGACACTACGTAAATACCCCAAGACATCCGTGGGGGCAGGGTTGGCGGGTGGAGCAGCAGTAGGAGCAGCATTAGCTGGAGGAGATAAATAATGACAGATGCAGCTAAAGGAGTTATTGAAGAGTATGTAAAGGCAGCAGAAACCATGCTAACGCAGGAATATGGTGCTAATTATACTCCCGAAACTCTGGAGAAACTTTCTATGGTGCTTATTGAACGTGATAAAGAAACAGCCATGGAAAAAGAAGCTGAAGAAGTCATCTTTCGGTCTTTTGCAGATGAACTCATACACTTAGGCATAGATCCTCTACCGGTTCTTAAGGAGATGGCCAAGGTTGATGAGCAACACTAGGTCTCTGTGAAAGGTAAATCATGAAACTTGATGAAATTCTAAATGCGCCTCTAAAGCCGGAACCCGAACCGGAACCGGTTTCTACAAAAGAGACGCTTGATGAGGAAGTCGAGAAATTAGCAGAATATCTTGAAGCGTTTGCTGAAGAAGATACACTGTTGGATGATCTCGCAAGGGCTGCAGTAGTTGCAGATATGTTGGAGAGACATCATGGACACTAAAAAAGAGATGCTGAAGCAAGCTGCTGCAGTACTCAGAACTCAACAAGTCGAGCTTCATGATTTACGAGAGAAACTTGCTCGAGAAGAAGCGGCGGAAAGAGTTGTTCAAAAGCTTGTAGAGAATGATGCTCTTTTAGCAGATGAGGTTTTAAAAAAACTCAGTGAACTGAGGAATACGCCTTTAAAAGATTTAGAGGTTATGGAAAAAGCAGCAGAACTCTATCATGGAAACTTCTTTTCCGGATTCGGAAAAATTAGTGATATTCCAGATGGAACAGGATTAGACAATTTAACATCCTATTTATTAAGTGAAGGAGAATAAATTTAATGTTTACAGTTTTATCAGATCTGAGCCTTATAACTCGTAAGGACCTGACGATTAGTGCAGCGACCATTCTAGCATCCGGCCTCCAGGGGCTTTGGGTGACTACGGATGCAACCGGCGCAATCTTCCCGACCACAGCGACAAAATTGGCTTGGCCAATCTTCAACGAGTCGAAACGTGACCAGACTGCTGGAGCTTTCGCACCAGATGTAGCGAAAACCAATAAGGTTACTATCCTCGCTGGAAAATATTGGGCGCGTACGACAGTATTTACCGGATCACCGACTATCGGGCAAGCTCTCGATGTCAACACTGTAGGCCAGTTGGCCGCAGGAACATCCGCATCTGTCGCATACTGCGTAGTGCCTCCCAGAAGTTTAGATTATCTTGGGACCACTGTTAGTGCGATGGATATCTACGTATTCTAAGGAAGAGCCAAAAATGGAAAATCTGAATCCAAGAACCGTTAACGAGCTCTTCATCCAGAAACTGGATACCGAGCACGAAAAAGTAGCTGCAGAAACAGCAGCGTTTATACGTACAAAGCTTCGTGAAGTTGCATTCTCACGTAAGATTATCAACCCACAATATGTAACAAAGGCAGATCTTCAGCGGTCAGTTTATCATGATCAGCTCGTAAAGATCATCGACATCGAACCAGATTCGTCAGCAATGATGATCAACCTTCGCGGTACGCCTGATGTACGTTACGTTGAGGGAAAGAGAGCAGAAATGCAGTTCTTCAACATCTCCTCAGAAGAATTCCAGAAGGTGGAAGAAGAGCTTCTTGCTTATGAAATGCCGATCACGGAAGTAATCGAACGCAACTCAATCAAAGATATACAAAAGATCGAAGATACAGCCTTTATGACAGGGGTTGCAGCAGCAATTACAACCTCCGGGAAATCGACAACCTATGCGCCAACAACGTCTGGGACAATCGAAATCGGGGCATTCGTAAAGCTGTTTAACCTTCTTGAAGGCGCAAGCACAGGAACAACTCCATTAAAGACCGACCTGGTTCTTATGAATCTTGCCGACTTTAACAAGTTCCTTGCACTTCCTGCAACCACAATCGGTTCAGGGGTAGCTGGCGAACAGTATATCAATGGTTACAAATATGATACTCTTCTTGGAAAGAAACTCATCGTTACGAATAAGGGCGACCTTGTTCCTGAAAAGACAATCTATGCATTCACGTCACAGGAATTCCTTGGGAAGTTCTTCATTCTTAATGACACGAAGTTCTGGGTAGAGAAAAAGCGTAATCTGATCAAATGGTCAGCTTATGAAACAATTTCGCAAGGTATTCTCAATACAAACGCCTGCGCGAAACTTACACTCACGCAATAAATCGATTAGACTCACCTCTATATCGAATAGACAGGCGGTCCGCAATGGCCGCCTTTTCTATTTTAAGTACTTGACTTTATACAGAGAAATTGATATAATATAGTTAACTGGTGAATCCAGAATTTATGCATAAATAAAGGAGATTTAATCTATGGCAGCTACATTTATATGGTATCAAGATTATGGCGCAGGTCCAACATCGTATTCCGGAGTCGCAAATGTTAACTGGAAAAATTCAGATGTTCCGACTGACGTCTACTCTACATACCCCATTACTGCCGGGAACAACTCATATAGCATTTGGCAATATGGCAGGTTCCAGGGCAGCTTCAACCAAATTCTAAACGGGCTATGGGCACATACAGCCGGAGTTCTTGGTACTGGGCTAACGTTAAAAGGTGCGCCGACGGGGGCATCACAATTAACATATTCCACACCATCAACAGCTACGCTTAGCGGATTAACAGTAGACATGACTACAGTATCGGGTATTGCACAGGGAACGGTGGTATACTTTGGAGCTACAGGACCAAACACTGGTGGTAAAACAGCATCAGCAACCGCAAATCCGTGCTTCACGAATTATCTGACGACTCAGTTACAGACAACTGTAGCAGCTTCGGCAGGGGATACGGCAACGGTTACGGTGACCCTTCAATATGACGAAAACTGAGTATACAGATATATGAAAATTAACTCATTTTACACTTGATTTTAATTAAAATTTTTAGTATAATAGTATATAACCAACAAGGAAATATACTATATGTCAAGATGGAAAAAAGAGGAAGTACCCGAAAAAACACAGTATATGAGAGAATGGCTAAAAACCGATAAGGGTGAGAAATACAAAGAACGCCAACGGGAGTATAGTCGTCGCTATCGAGAGAAAAACAAAAAGAAAGTTAATGCCAAACAAAAGGAAAATTACGATAAAGTCAGATTCGAGGTTCTATGCCACTACAGCACAGATCCTCCAAAATGCGCCTGCTGTGGGGAAGATAAACTTTACTTTCTTTCAATCGATCATATAAAAGGTAATGGCTCAGAACATCGTCGAAAAATAGATCCAAAAAAGAAAATGGGCGGAAACGGTTTTGTGTATTGGTTAAAGAAAAATAAATTTCCAAAAGGCTATCAGATTCTTTGCTACAATTGTAACTTTGCCAAACGCCAGAATAAAGTTTGCCCATGCTCTAAATAAACCAAAACAATACAATGTTGAAGTATAAGTTTATAGCGCAGTATGATGATGAAACACTGTTCGAACAAAATGAGGATGATGTATCATCCAAAGATCTATCCCGTTCCGCGTTTTCCGATGTAGACCAGGATAGATTAACCGGGTTCGCCCTTCAAGGAGCAGGCCACTTATATGCAGTAGATCTGTTGGATGGACATTTCGAAATAGACAATGTTCCGTTTAAGATGTACGATATGGAAGTGGCGAATAGAAGATTGATATTCTTTCGTAGACACAGACACAATTATCTTGTTGTAGATGGGCAAGAACTTGATCACGAAATGGAATATCACTTTGGCTGGCAGGGCAATGAAGTGGGAACCGGCAAGAATATACAAAGAGTGATGGTCATAAGCTAATTCCATAGCTGTCATAGAGCAATTCAATGCATATAAAGGCGAGGCATAGAACTCTATGTTTCGCCTTTTTTTATTAAGGAAAAAAACATGATAAATTATATAGATTTACTAAACGAAGTACAAACAGATCCCCAAGGTTTGAATTACGCTCCATTTATTCCCACTGGCAGCGACCAATCTATCGCTGACATCTTAAATTTGCGTAATCGAGCTGCTATTTACCGTAGCAACATTACCCCAAAAGAAATATTAGGTTGTATCATCTGGAGTGAGTATATAGCACTTACCCAGGCACAGAGGGATCTTTTAGCTCTAATGTTTGCGACCAATACCATTATAGATGCTTCTTTATCCAGTGTACGCGAAGCATTTTCAGAAGTCTTTTCCGCCCCAGGTTCCGTATCTCTTACAAATTTAGCGACAATGGCGCAACGTCCAGGATCCCGGGCAGAAGAACTGTTTGGTGTAGGAACAACGATTTCACCAACGGACGTAGCCATTGCATTGAGAGGATAATATGGCAGATATAAAACGAAAAGCAGCTGCAGCAGTTACTATCGCAACATCCGGGCTAAATTCTCTGGCCAATGATGGCCGGGTTTTATCCGATGAGTATGATAACACCTCCGGGTTGTATACTGAGGCTGAATTTGAACTAAGCGCTGGATTTGGATCTGCGCCAACAGCGGGAGCGGCTATCAATCTATTTCTCATTCCAGCGATTGACGGGACCAATTATGCGGCAGGCGACGGAACTGATGCGGCCCAGGGAACAACCTTTATAGGCTCAGTTTCCGTGTATAATTCTACTTCGGCAAAACGATTGGTGGTAGGTGGTATCCGCATTCCTCCGCTTAAGTTTAAAATTTTAGTGGAGAATAAGGCAGGGCAGGCGTTCGCCTCTTCGACCAACACGCTAAAAATGGTTCCATCACAATATCAGGTGGCATAATATGTTTCTTGACAGTACTACAATAAATGCGGCATCTTCCAAAGGATTACTACATTTAGGGGATATGGCTAATTTTCCAAATGTTGCAGCCCCATATTCAGTTTCCTTTTGGGCAAAAGTCCGTCTAACAAATTATCCTTCTGGTAACCAAGGTAGTACTATACAACTTGGAAATTCAACTGATTGGACAGAAGATGCATTTATGCATATACAGGAGTGGTCAGATAATAAATTATTAGCTTCTTTTAACCGCAATATGGTACCATATCCTGCGCGGCTAGATCCAGTTTATTGGGCCGGAAGTTTTAAGAAATTTGTATATGTTAGAACCAGCCCAGGAGGATTCGTTTATGTGGATGGAGAATTAGCATTAGAAGATAATACATACGCACTTCAAGCTGCTCCTACTTATTCTTTTATTCTGAACACCGCCTGGTTTACTGGCACTGTTGGTGGATATATGTCCTATGATGGAATAACTTTTTGGAATCGTGCCCTTACTAGGGCGGAGGCCGCCCAAGAAAGTCGAAGTCGCAGATTGATGCCAGTTACACTACAAGGATGTTTATCTGTATGGGATTTTCAAGTAGGGCGAAGAACTGGCACAGATAATATTCCCCCAATATATTCGGCTAAAGGTGCTTATACGGCAGTAGGGGGTTTTGATAGTGGTGTGATAGAGCTAGAACCCGCCACTGTTATAGATTATTTCCCCTATCATCAAATAACATTGCCAAACTCACTTCCGTTTTTCGGTGCGAAGTTAACTACACGAACAACACGCCCAGTAGCAGACGTAGTATCCGGAATATGGACTCCTAGTTCGGGGCTTAATCTTTATTCCATGATAAATGAATCTTCTTATAGTGATACCACATATATACAGAGTTCAGAGGATCCTTCAAATGATTATGCGGTGGTACTTCTTAGTGGGTTGGAAGATCCTGTCTCTTCAGTTGGGCATGTACTTTCATATAGATATTCGACGGATTCATATCCTTCAGAGCTTAGTCTTACAATAGGATTATACCAAGGAGATTCCTTAATAGCCTCCCAAGTTCATTCGGGTATCATCACTTCTTATACAGCAGGATCATTTACTCTATCGGAAGCCCAGGCCAACTCTATAACGGATTATACTAATCTGAGAGTAAGATTTAATGCAAATATACCGGCTACAGCAGTGGGCTACGATACTATTCAGGGGACGCAAATAATATATGGTACCCCGACAACAAATATTACAGTTGCCTCCAACAATAGCCGAGCCCTCATAGCTTTAGTAGAGTTAGATGGGGCTGTTCTTACGGGCGTATCGGATAATGTTGGTGGAGCATTTACTCAATATGGATCAGTATACACCCAAGTAGGAAGCTCCGTATATGTGTATTACTTTTTAAACCCAACTACTGGGGCGCATACTATTTCGGTGGCTGGAACAGGGGCCAATGCTGGGCGCATATTTGTATACTCGTTATACAATGTAAACCAAACAACTCCAATATTCAATGAAGGCGCTAATTGGGCCGGAGGCGGTGGGGAGACAACTCTTTCTGCATCCATAGCAAATTGTACAGCGGGTATGCTGCTTCTCTCCTGTATCAATACCACAGACACTATAGCAGATGATGTTGGGCAAACATTACGAGATAGTGGTCCTTCGTATCTTGCGTCATCAAGTACAAAAACAGGAAGTGGCGCTGTGACAATGGGGTATAATTCAATGCCGTCCGCAGCAATCAAAATAATGAGAATCGTGGCGGTACAATAAGGAAAAAATATGGCTAGACGCTGGTATATGATGCCCATGGTAGATGACATTCCAATGTTGAAAAATGACATTGGTGAGGTGGTCGGGTATGCAAATGGTGCCAAATACGGGTTGCATGAAGGTATGAAAGGCAAAACAATCTATTTTGGTGACCACGATTATTGTCTGGTAAACTATGATGTTACACCAGAACAACATACTACACTAAATGCGTATGCTGATGTTATTGCATTACCGACTAATCTGGACAATACACCTTCTCTTGCAATAGTAAATGCCGTGCAGACAAAGATTGAGAATGCTGGCTACCCGGCAGATTGGATTACGACATCCTTGACTTACAAACAAATACTAAAACGATTTTTGTCCATAGCTTTAGTACAACAATCATTCTTTGGCTATGCCCGAATAAAGTTGAAAAATTCTGGATACACGCTTAACACCCAGTTTAATGAGTTACCATTAAATATACGACAGAAGTTAATTGATTCTGCGCGGTCACGAAATCTTTATACCGACAATCTAACGGCTTCTAGTACACTCCGGGAGATATGGAATGAACTTTCTTCGCAGTTTGCAGACAAACATACAATACCAGAGGAGTCACTATAATGGCAACTGCGTCCGATGATTTTGAGAGAGCTGATGGAGACTTAGGCGCTAACTGGCAAACACAACTTTCAGTTGATGGTGTTTCATTAGAGATTGTAAGCACGGCTGTGGATGTTACAGAACCTCCTTGGTGGAATGAAGAAGCATCATACTGGATTGGAAGTCCAGTTATTTCAGCAAATCATAAATCACAGGTTCTTATTAGAGAGAATGGTGGTGCTTCTTACAGAACAGTGGGAGCAACAGCAAGAGCTGCGGGAACAACATCAGCCGCCAGAGATTTCTATGTTGCCAAATCGTCCTTTGATGGTGCCCTTGCAGACCTGTGCATAATGGTAGATGGCGCAACTACAATCATAGATGAACCTAATGTAGCGTTTGTAAATGGTGATGTGGTTGGTTGTGGAGCAAATGGTTCTGAGATTAGTATGCTAAAGAATAATGTTGAGATTGGGTCAGTTAGTAATGCCACTCTAACAACAGGAGCACCAGGACTATATTGCTACGGCGACAGCGGTGCTAAAGCAGAAAGTTGGACCGCGGAGGACGCAGGTCCGGGCCCACAAGTATCAGCCCCTATTGCTGATGTTGTTTCTGGGCTTTGGACCCCAAGTTCTGGGTTAAATTTATACTCTATGATAAATGAAACTCCGTTCAGTGACGTTACATATATTCAAAGTTCTCAGTCTCCCATAGATGATACTTGCATGGTTCTTTTAAGTGGTCTGCAGGATCCATTTAGCTCAATCGAACATGTAGTATCTTATAGATATTCGTCAGATATTACTACTTCTGGGATATCCTTTATTATTGGGTTATACCAGGGAGTGACACTTATTGCTGCGCGGGCTTATTCAGGAATTAATAGTTCTTATTTGGATGGATCTTTTACACTAACTTCCGGAGAAGCAGATTCTATAACTAATTATAGCGATTTACGAATAAAGATGATAGCAGATTTGATATAAAAAAAATAAAAAAAGGAAAAAAGCATCATGATTGGCAAATTTTCGGCCCTGGCTTCTGGGGTGTTAGCGACGACAGAATTAAATTCTCTTGCAAATAACGCTGTAGCCTCGGGCATCGTTTACGATAACTCTATATCAACAAGAAGAGATAAGTATGCCTATTTTGAGTTAAACGTTACTTTTGGAACAGGCCCCACGGCAGACTCTCCCATCGAACTATATATACTGAAGGCAGGAAATGGGGTCTTATATGAGAATGGCGACATTCCCCCACAGCCTGCTATGTTTGTGGGATCATTTATTGTTAAGGCAGTCACAACTCTTCAAAGATTAACGATAGTTCCACCTCCAGGATGGACGCTTCCTCCCTGTATTTTTAAGATAGTTCTATATAATAGAACAGGTCAAGCTTTCCCATCCAGCGGCTCTTCCTTGAACATATATAGATGGAATGATGAGATAAGCTAATGGCATTAAAAAAATTAGTAAGTACCCCAGGATCAGTTAGATACTACAGCGGAGATTACCGTGCCGTAGATTGCCGAAATGGCTGGGCGGCCTCTTTCTGGATTAAGTTGGATACATCCGAAGGAGGGGCATGGCCTCTTCTGGAATTTCAGCTTAACACCAGCGAAGAGACGATCGACATAGACAGCGGGCAGCCACGTATTCGGAGCGGGGGAAATACGTCTTATGGTACTTCTTTTAATGTAACTAAATGGAATCACATAATTGTTTTGCGCACAAGTCCGACATTCCTTGGATTCTATGTTAATGGTGTGCTGAATGGTTCTGATACAAATGATTATTCTGCTCGCCCCGACCCTGGAACTTTGGTATCGAACGGATACTTGATGCAGAACTGGGGAGGAAACTCCGATTTTGAGACGGCTAGTTTAAAGATATGGAACCGATATCCACCATCAATGGAACAGATATTTGCCGAAAGATTTTGTATGTTACGCCAGAGAAGGGGATATGGGTTCTCCATGCCATTCCGAGGTTCCCCCGACTTAGCAGAATTTGGCATACAAATGAATGGGGAACTATACCCTGGGGAGGCCTATGGAGGAATGTCCTTCACCTATCCCGACCCAGAATTTCTAATATATCCCAAGCCCCGCATTCCATTAGTCCCCGGGATACAAATAGCCTTTCCTATTTCCGATATTACCCCAGGAGATTGGTTACCGATAACGGGAAGCGGGCTGTACCCCATGATAAATGAAAGCGCGTATGATGACGCCACATATATCTATAGCCCCTATGACCCGGTGAACGAGTATTGCGAGGTGAGGCTTAGTGGTCTTGTCGATCCCATCTCCTCAATAAATCATACGATCTATTATAGATACAGAATATTCCCGGCTGGAAATTCTGGAATAGATCTTACAGTGGGGTTATATGAGAATACATCCTTGATAGCACAGTATGTTCAATCTGGGATAGGAAGTTATTTTACTACCGGCTTTTTCACCTTAACAAGTGGCCAAGCAGACTCAATAACAAACTACACAGATTTACGATTACGATTTACAGCCAATAAACCTTAAGAGACTTAAATGGCATTAAATTATTCCCACGGGGCATTTCAATGGACAACTGGCATTGCGGGCACAACCTACACTGTTAGTGGTCTATCCTTCCAACCAAAGGCCCTCAAATTTTATACCAATGGAATAAATAGTGTCAGCGATGCGGTATCCCAGCTTATTCATTCACGAAGAAGCATGGGGTTTGCTACCAGCACCACGAATCGTGCAGTCGTTACAACAAAGGATGAAGATAATCCGGCGACAATGATATGCGCCACGGCGTATCGCACCGATAGCATAGTGGCAGCCATTTCTGTAGGAACTACTGCTGCAATAGACGGGCTCCTTGATTTAAATTCAATTACTTCCGACGGATTCCAAGTTATTGTAGATGATGCGGTTACTTCAGGACTTACAGTATTTTGGGAAGCCTGGGGTGGAACAAGTTTAACGGATGCTGTCGTTGGATCCATATTAGAACCGGCAGGCGCAGGAGACCAGGTAGTAACAACATCTGGGACGAATCTTTTCCAACCAAACGCTATTATGTTTGCTGGTGTTCAGGCCACTGCGGCAGCGCCTACAGTAGCCCGGCAGGACAGTGGGTTCTCTCATGGTTTCTCAACGGGAATAGAATCTGCCCATAATGTTGTTATCCAAGGAAATAGTGACGACGGCAGTTCCAATTCCGATACCGATGGATATGGAAGAACGGGCGACTGTATTGCAATGGTGGTTGTTGCTGGGGGAACCACTGGATCCCGAGCAACGGTTTCGGCATTAAGTGGCACGGGGTTCACTTTAACCTGGGCGGGAACTCCGGTAACTGACCGCAAACATATTTTCCTGGCAATAAAGGGTGGCTCCTGGGAAGCGGGTGGTTACACAATAGCAGGAAATTCTGCAAATTCTATTGCTACCGTGAGTGGCCTCAACTTCATGCCGGTAGGTATTTCGTTAATTGGCAAAAGTGCCACTGAAAATGCGGCAGGTGCATTTGTTGCAGAAGATAAGATATCTATTGGGTGTGGTACTTCCAGTACTTCCCGAAGAACAATGGGGCATTGGTCGGAGAATAGCACAGCAAATGGTGAGATAGATTTAACTCTTCAGTATGACCAGATATTGGCGTTTCCAGGTGCCACTGGCACCTTAGTCACTGCATATGATATTGATTCAATATTTAGCAATGGTTTTATAATTATAACGGATACAGCAGGGGGAGTAGCTAATGAATGGCAAGGATATCTAGCATTTGGGACTCCACCCACTACTCAAACGCAAACAGGTGTAGCTAATCTTTTAGCCACAGTCACAACACAAAAAACGCAAAATGGTGTTGCAGACATAAATGCACGTGTTATTAAAACGCAGAGCGGTGTTTCCCGTATACAAAAAACAGTAACTGCTCCTACACAACCGGGAAAAAGTTTTATACAGATTCGGGCAACTAAGACTCAAGAGGGCCTTTCCTGTATTCGAGCTACCTCCACCAAAACCCAAGAAGGTATAGCGCATATCCATCCAACTGCCATGCCTGTTCGAGCACGTGTATCCTGGGTACAGTTCGAAGTCCCGGAAAAACAAACGGTTACGACTACAAAAACTCAGAGTGGCATTTCCCGTATTCAGAAAAATGCTAATCAGAAAACTCAGAGTGGTATTTCCCGTATTCAGAAAAATGCCAACCAGCAAACACGCACGGGTGTAACATCAATTATACGCCCTCGTATACGTGTGTCTGGTGTCTCGCTTGGAATTCCCGCAGCCCCTGCGATTGTAACAACTACTAAAACCCAAACGGGCATTTCCCGTATACGAAAAACAGCCCAACAAACACAAGCTGGGGTGTCCCGTATACGAGTAGCTACAACAAAGACATTAACCGGTACGGCAAATATAGCAGTTACCGGCACTGTGTCGAAAACCCAAACGGGCATTTCCCGTATACGAAAAACAGCCCAACAAACACAAGCTGGGGTGTCCCGTATACGAGTAGCTACAACAAAGACATTAACCGGTACGGCAAATATAGC